TTCCTATATTTATATTCTTAGTACCAGTATTAATATCTGCTCCAGCTCCATTACCTATTGCAATGTTATAATCACCTTGTGTTAAATCTGTGAGAGCAGCTCTTCCTATCCCAATATTGTCTATACCTGAATTCATAGCCGCATCCATTACATATGAGCCAATGCCTATATTTCCTGTACTACCAGCAGTAGTCCAACTACCACCACCTGCCTCATACCCAATAAAAACATTGTCAAAAGTATCATGAGCTCCCGTGCCATCCATAGCATTATACCCAATTACAACGTTTCTTATAAAATTATTATTAGCAGAACCAAAATCTCCACCATATCCAGCATTATATCCAATACAGACATTAGCATCTATATCGGCATTGGAATCAGAGCCTTGGTCGCAAGCTCCCATAGCTGTGTTACCAATCGCTACATTCCCACTTTCTGTATCGGCTGCTGATGCTAACGCATTATACCCAACTGCAACATTACTACCTCCAGTTGTTAAGGCTCCTAAAGCGTGTCTGCCAAGTGCAGTATTGTCACTTCCAGTTGTAAGAGCATCACCAGCTGCATATCCAACCAATGTGGTATTGGTAACCGATTCAGCAGAGGCTCCAGCTTGATGCCCAATAGCAACTATGCCATTTGAATTATCATTGTTAATAGCTGAACCAGCTTGATATCCTATTACAACACAAGCTTCAAGAGCTGCTGTTGAAGTTGCATCTAAAGCTTGAACACCAATAACGACATTTTGAGTTAATCCCGTATCTCCAGTACAATTTCCTCCCAACCCAGCATCTTTTCCTATTAATACATTATTATCTGCATTGTCGCCTTCTATATTTTTACCAGCATTATACCCAATAACAGTATTATTATGCTCTGCTCCATCAGCAGCTTCTAATGCTTCGTATCCAATGACTACATTATTTGTACCAGTTGTTATACCTTTTGCAGATTGAAATCCTATTGCTATATTTCCAGCCCCATCTGTAAGGTCTTCTAATGCTTGTTTTCCAATAGCTACAGAGCCACTTGCGTTTGTAGTTAAAGTTCCCGCTCCCAAAGCGTCAGTTCCGACTGCAACACAATTATTAACATCCGCTGTAGTGAAATTTCCACCCATAGCAAGATACCCAATTGCTACATTTTGGTCGGATGCTGTAGTTGCCCTATAAAACGCATTATATCCAATGGCTACATTATAATCCCCTGTGGTAAGAGCAGTTCCAGATTCTTCACCAAGAATAACATTATAATTACCATTGGTAGTAAGAGCATCACCTGCGTTTTTACCAAATACAGTATTTGATGTTCCTCCAGTACCTCCATAATAAACAGAGCCTCCAGCCGCTGTTGCAAATACAATATCATTACCAGATGTAATAGTTAAGTCTGTTCCATCTCCTGATATATACTCACCGCCATCATTATCACTTAGGTAGATTTTATCTACGACAACTAAATCACCATCTGCAACTTTTAGAGCTTGAGCTCCATCAGTTCCTGTAATTATGAGACACTCTTCTGAAGCATCCCAAGTTAAATTATCTCCAGCGGTGCCACTATAAAAAATTACATCTTGACCTGATCCGTCTGAGCCTACAGTGACAGTAGAGCTAAAGGTCATAGCTGAAGATAGCGTATCTATCGCACCTTCAAAAAATGTTTCAAAATCAGAGAGAGCAACCTGAACTATGGTCCCATTGTCATTAACAATCAACCTGTCAGCTGCGGCTAGTGTTGTAGATGTCGCAGAGGTACCACCATCAAGAAGTAAGGCTTCGGCAGAGGTTACGTCAGATACAGATACATCACCGTTACCATCAGAAACCAATAGACGGCTGGCTGTTAAATCAGCCATTTTACTGAATGCAATTGCGGCTGAAGAACTTACATCTGCATTTACGATTGCCCCATCGACTATCTCAGCCGATGTGACCGTTTCGTTCATCTTTGGATCATTGCCTATATAACCCACTTTTTACTCCTATGTACTTACTGCATCAACGGTTGAAACCCAAGCATCAATTCCATTTGCTGTACCGCATTCAGCTAAAAGTCTATCCCCACTCATAAGGATTATCTTTGAGCCACCATCGATAAGTTCTAATGAACCACCAGCTGGAACAGGGGCATCTTTGACTAGGTAATAATCATCATCACCACCACCGTCATTGTGTTCAACATAAACATCAACCGTTACAGCTGCTGTTGTTATGTTGGCAACACGAATACCCACTACAGCGTCGTCACTATCAACCGTTCTCAATACGGTCTCTGAGTTTGATACTCTAATTCCTGCGCCTTCAAAATCTTGTGCCATTTATTTTCTCCTATAATGCTACTGCCATAGCGACAGCAAAGCCTTTTGTTGCAGCTGAGTTTTCAGCCCACTTGACACCACCAGTGGCTGAGCTATCAGCTGTTAAAAGATAATCATTTGTTCCTACGGCTTTAACCCCCATGGACCCAGTTCCAGTACCTACAACTAATCCACCTTTAGCTATTGATGAGATATCTGCCTCTATTCCACCCACCTCATGCTTTAAATAGCCGTCATTCGCCGTAAATGCCGTTATAGTGGTCGGATCGGTACTATTGTCGCCTACAACTATAACTCCGTCACCTAGCACCGACATAGCCGTAATAGCGCCCGTTCCGCTACCTAATAGTATTCCACCATCTGTTAATGTACTTGCTCCTGTACCACCATCCGCTACTGCTAAATCTGTAATTCCACTAATCGCACCACCTGTAATTGTCATATTCGCAGAGGCCCATGCACCTGTTAATGTAGCTGTAGTTCCATTACCAGATATATATTCTCCTCCATCATTATCATAAATATATAATTTATCTACAACAACGAGGTCTCCATCTGCTATTTTTAATGCTTGTTGACCATCAGTACCTGTAATCGTTAAACACTCTTCAGACGAATCCCATGTCATATTATCGCCACTTGTACCTGAGTAGAATGTTACATCTGCTCCACTTCCATCTGAGCCGACTGAGAAACCACCTGTAAATGTTGATGAATCATCTGACGTAAGAGCACCAACTCTTAAATTAACATGGTCTGTTACGGTCATATTTCCAGTGGTTGTTCCATCCTCTGTAGATGATTTAATAGTTGCAAACGTATCAGCAGATTCATCCCATATGAATGCCATATTCTGCGTATTACTACTTGACCCATCTCCCCTGGTGAATACAATACCTTGGTCGTATGCACTTCCAGTGTATCCTTGGGCAAGCTTGATTAAACTATCTTCAACCGTGAGCGTTGCCGTATTCACGGTTACGGTGTCACCCGAAACGGTAAGGTCACCTGTCACAGTAAGGTTGTCTGCAACGGTTACCTCTGAAGTTCCATGTCCTATCGTAACTGCAATACCACTTGTTTCAGTGGCTATTTTTAAAGCTCCTGTAGAATTAGTTATATATGAATTAGATCCATCGTGATATAATTGCATATCGTCAGAAGTACCAAGTTTAATATTGGCACTATCTGGCATATCAATATGAGTTGTTGGTGAAATAACTCCTGTAACAGCTAAAGTGCTACTCATTGAGACCGCACCTGTTAAGGTCATTGTAGACCCATCGCTTGATATATATTCACCGCCTCTATCGTAAAAATATAATTTATCTACGATTCTTACATCACCATCTAATACATCCAGTGATGTTTGACCGTTTGTTCCTGTGATATTTAGAACTTCCTCTGAGGCATCCCATGTAAGGTTATCCCCTGAAGTTCCTGAATAAAAAATTACGTCTGTTCCGCTTCCGTCACTTCCAACCGTGACCGTTCCAGTTACAGCAGTGTTACCAGTAACGCTTAAATTATCAGCTACTGTTGTCTCTGATGTAGTATGTCCAATTGTAACAGGGGCTCCGCTAACTGTTCCTACTTTTACTCCATGAGAGGTGTTTCCTGCTGATATTGTTATACCGCCAGCATCAGATAATAATTCTATTGAGTCAGCACCTGTACCTTGGTCAGACTGTAAATAGATAGTTTCACTTGTTCCGCCATCTGCAATTAATTTAATCGATTTGGCAAGATTGGCAGTTGATTTTAATTCTACACCACCAGCATCTGAAAGGACTTCAATTGAAGAAGACCCTTCAGTTACGCTAGTCCCTTGGTCATTAAATATTTGTATAGTTGAGGTGGTCCCACCATCAGCTGTAATATTAACAGCATTAGCAAGGTTTGCAGTTGATCGTATCCCAACTCCACCTGCGTCTGAAAGAATAGTTACAGACTCAGCTCCTTCAGTTACTGAAGTTCCCTGATCTGAATGTATCTTTACTGTTTCTGACGTTCCAGCATTAGCACGAAGATATATAGAAGCCGCTTCATTGACAGTTGATGTAATATTAATATTACCTGTTGCATCTATAGCAAGGTCTGTTCCATCCCCTTCAATCTTCTGATTTGATGCATGACCAAATGTTAATCCTACATTAGCAGGAATGTTTACATCGCTCGTTGCTGTTAAGGCAATATCTGCCCCACTAGCAAGCGTTAGGTCTGTTCCGTCTGATTGAATATACTCACCACCTTCGTCGTAGAAATACATCCTACCACGAGTATCTGAGAATCTTACAACCTCATATCCATCATATTGCTGTACTACTAAATCTTTTGAGTCATTTTTTATCTGGAAGATAACATCACTGGAAGAATGGTGAATGCGAAGCATCTCATCCCCATCATCCTCATAAGCTATTCCATTACCAGCTGTCCCTGCGTCTAGTGTAATTCCACCAGCTGACTCTAAATTTATAGAGTCAATTGCAGTTCCATCAGATACAATATCTAAATCACCATCAGCGTTTGATGCTATATATAAACCAGTATCTCTGAAATATAATTTAGCATCTGAAGTTATCTGAGCTGCGGCGCTACTTAAATATAAAACAGTATCTGTAGCCTCTCCATCAGATATAACTCTTAATGTAGAATCAATTCCACTATTTGAGTTTGATACCTGAAGAAGGTCCTTGTAGGTACTCGCTATTGTTTTTCCAGTTAATGTAGCCATATTATCTTAGGTCATAGGTCCTTACAGATCTTAGCCCACCTATCTTATCCCTACGCCTTGTTCCAAATTTCACTAAAGCGTCTCTCCATTGTTTTTCATGCACCATCGCTAAATTCATTGCGACTGCTGACGCATTTGGATCTGCTGCGTTTCCTGCTCTATCTATATAAAGCTTTGACTTTACATAATCCACAATGTTTGCATGCATTGCATTATCAATATCTGGATAATCTGTTAATTCATCCACTGTATTGGGCTCTGCATAATAATGAATTAAAACTCCATTGCTTACAGCCTCATCAATAGCTTTCCAGTCACCAGCCTTAGAGTGAACACTTGAGGAATCAGTTCCTTTAGTTGTTATTATTGCAAGTTTATCCCCTACAATAAACCAAGCTACATCATTTTCTGGATGTTTATGATTACTTGCCATTATGTTATATCCATTTTTAGTATCTCGTTATCAAGCATTCTTGGAATTTTAATATAATCCCCAGCTGAATCCATAAAATCAACTCTGAATACTTTATTAATATCTACTGAAGAACCAGTATCTGACAGGTCATACCACATTTGGTCTTCTACTGTTGTTGCTTTTGCATACTCTACTTTTGTTCTATAAAGCCCTGCCTCTAGCAAGGCATCGTTTATTAAATTATATAAATAATTATCTGGTGCTTCAGGAAAAGTTTGTCTTATCCTGCTTACAATATTTTTTACAGTTAATCTTCTTACAGCCATATTATTCTAAATCTTCCCAGTTAAACTGAAGCATAGCATCCCAAGTTCCACCACCCAATAATTCAGCGGCCTCATCCCATTCGTTACCAACTAAATCAAAATCAGTCGATGCCGTTAACCCAACTTCAGTAAAGGTTGTGCTTGCCGTTAATGAAACTTCAGTAAAGGTTGTGCTAGTTGTTAATGTTGTTGTTGTGAATCCCACTATCCCGCCATTACGATCTGCAAGCCTTTATCATAGTCAGCTTGTAATTTTGCCTGTTGCTCTTGATACCACTTATACTCAGCCATAAATTGTTGCATTTCACTGCTTAATGCGGAGATTGTCCCACTTGCAAGCTCTGTATCCTCTTGAGATTCCAATAAATTCCTTACCTTTTCATACCCCTGAGAGCTTGAACTAGAGCTGGTGAATGTCCCATCTTGGTCTGAGTTTCCAGGTATTTCATCAACCATACTCGCCATTTTGTTTTGTAAGGTTTTAACAGATGCATATATAGGAACTAGATATTCAGCTTCGTCAGGAAACTTTGTTATAGCGCTGTCACCATATGCAACAGCTGGATATGCTAATGTTTGAACAGTGGCTCCAGCACTTGATGGTTCAGGAAAAATACTTAATATATTATTTACTATCCACCAAACAGGATCTGATGTTGTCCCATATATCATTTCCGCACTATCTTGAGCTCTTCCACTCATAGACGAAGGGACTCTTCTACATGGTTGATTGATAGTTCCATCATCTCGCATCACTCCCAATACCTCCGACCCACCTAGGGTAAGGTATGTTGTGCTGTTATCCAGCGCATTCGATGTTGAATACATCAACTTTTTATCCATTGGTAAAGCAGTAAGGATTTCCTTCGCCCCGTCGGTTAAGAACTGAGTTAGTTCTGTTTGCGTTGGGGAACTACTACCATCAATGGACAGGCTAGTAAGCCCTTCTACCTGCGCTTCAAAAGTAGCCATTTAAAGACTACCCTGTGTAAACTATAATTACTGCAACAGTGTAGGGTGCAACTTGAACAGAAGTCATGCTTTGTACTGCATTATTGGTACTGTCCAACGTCTGCCAAAATGTATTTATTTTTTCCGCTAGTGTTCCTGTAGTGCCACTATCTTGTGTTGTGCTAGGAACTGTCCCTACTATGATTTTTGTTAGCGTATTATAATCTGCCATTTTATCTCCGTTTTAACTTTTTAAAAACTTAGGATTTTGAGGGCAGCCCTTTATACGACTACCCTCCACCAATCCAAAGGTGTGTCATTACTGACTATTACTGATCAGCGAATGTTACGCCAGTGTCAGTTGCTGAAACAACAGTACCATTAACATACCAATTCACGCCATCACAGACCATCATTACATGAGTTCCTGCGATTGGTGTTAGTACACCCATCTTTGAGTTACTGTTACCATCTGAGTCTACAACTGCTGTATCGTCACCACCTGCATCGGTGTCATGTTGTACAAGACCTCCGATGAAAAAGTTAGTGTCAGACCCAGTATCAAATGTCCAATCTTGTGCATCAGCTGCTGTACCACCGTACCAAAATTCGTAATAAAGTCCATCTTCTTCAGACGGCATTGTAATTGTACAATCCGCTGTTAAATCTGGCATTACATGAATTTTACCACTATTATCTTTCGATAAAGTAATAGCTGCTGCATCTTGAACAGATACTATGCCTTTAGATACACCACCGAAACTTCCACTGTTAGGTTCTAATCCAGTTGATCTCATGATTTACCTCTAATTACCTTCTAGGTTATAGAGAGCATGGGATTCTGGTAAAGAAACCTCAAGACCCGCTTCAGTAAGGATCATGTCCTTACGAAGGTCTTCGTCAGCGTTCTGAACATTAGTTTCAATTTGAGTGTCACGGTTTTGACCGTTTCCAACTAATGGACGATAAGATACTTTGCCCATATCGATAATCGCCATGAAACCACTTGCGATACCACGGAATAGTGGTTCCTTCACAATGTGAAGATCGCCATGAATTGTTTCAAGGTTCATAACTTTATGTCCAAATGCACCTTCCCTTTGCTCCAGAGGAGCATTTAATTGGATTTGGGTACTAGCTGTTGACACATCAAGAAAACCTCCATCCCCAACTTTATTAAGTTGAGAGATAACAGGTAGACTTGCTAAACATAACTTTTCAGAAGAGCCTCCACGAGCTGGGTCAAAGATCACTTCAAGATCGCTTAAGAATCTGTCGTAAGTGAGCTCTGCTGCCGTCGATGTACGATAGTAAGGTGCTCCAGAAGAATATGAAAGTGCTGAATCATCAGCAGTTGGATTTGCATTTTTTACAATGTGTCCAACAATACCTTCAGTATACTGGATACCAGATACACGAGCACGCTGCCCAAAAAGCATTGCACGCTCAATATCTACTTTATGTTCACGAAGTTTAAGAGCCCAAATTCTATCCCACTCATTAGCGTATCCACGATAACGAGTAGCAATAGCTGTATTCGACATTTCAGCTGCGGTCTTAAAGATTTGAGTATAACCGAAGTCATCTTCAATATCATTTGACCATGCATCTGGTGACCCTGTTCCCTCTGCAAATGCAGTACCAATTACTTGACACTCATCATTGTCAGCAAGAACATTATAACCACTGACGTTAGTGTTTGATACATCAATAATCATACCGCTAAATGAAGAGTCTGAGCCATTATCAGTTACAGCACCATTAACTCTTACTAGAGTTTGTGCCCAACCTGCTGTGCTATCAACAGTTTTAACTGAGAAGACCATACCTTTCGTTAACCAGTCAACACTTGTTGAACCAGTATCTACGGTAAATGTATATGCTGTACCTGCGCTAACAGCTGAACCACCATTAACAGCACCATCAAGATAGAAACTTCTTGTTGTCCAGTCAATCTTAGAACGATTTTCTAAGAAACGGAAAACAGGATCATCTGTTGGTGCCTTTGCTACCTTAGAAAGGTAAACAAAGAATGGAGATTCATCAGGTGCGAGCTCTGCAACTCGATCAGAAAAGTCGTATAACCGTCTTAGATCGGGTGCCTGCCCTACACCAGCACTGGTGGCTGCGGAAGTAATATCGCTAGATTTTTTTACTCCGACTGTATAAGCCATTTATATGCCTCCTTATTTGGAAAATAACCTTGCGTTATCCAAGTCTGCCCATCTTTGAAGCATTCAATACTCTGTCAAATACCTTACTGTCATCACTGACAGTTTCTGCTGGTTGACCTTGCAATACCCCCGCTGATTGCGGAACCTTTTGCACGGCTCTTACAGCATCAATAGATGTTTGACCTTGTACTGGTGCTTGATTGACATCTTGCCATAATCTAACAAGGTTTCCTAATCCTACTGCCTCTTTTGGTTGCGCCGACCACTCTAAGAACTGAGCGACTTGATTGTCGTCCATATTGTGCTTAGACTTCAACTCGTTAACAGTAGTGTCTAGGAATTGTCTTTGTTGCGCTTCTGCCTCACGCTGTGCGAACTCATTCCGAATTTGATTAACAGCAGTCCCAACGGTCTCCTGTTCTTTCGCAACTCGGTGTTTGTACGACGGCGAATCGGGCTTATAATACGCATCCCAAGGGTTAAAGTCGTTCTCATCCAGTTGAGCTTGTTGCTCTGACCCACCACCAGGGTTAACAATCTTTTCTTGTAGCACCTCAACTAAATCGGGACGATTTTCGAGAAGCTCACCAATTGGTTCTAATCTTTTCAACCTATTGACCTCTGATTGAGACCTATCATACATTGATTGGAACTTTCTTGTTTCACCTTCCCAGTCTGTCCCAGCGTCTGGTGCTGCTTCAACAACCTCTGCCTCTGGGGCAGCAGATTCCTGATATGGTTCTTGATCTACTGATGTGTCCTGTTCTACGACAGTATTTTTGATTAACTCGGATTCATTTGACATTTTTGCTTAAACTCCTTTAAGATATCTCTAC